GCAACACTGGTTCACCAAGTTGCCTCTTGCAATATGTGATGAGTTCAGCTCTAGAACTTGGAGATGCCATTATACACTAAAATCCCTTCTTACCTATTTAGTAAGAAGGAATCTGGTATTTATTCAGCAGGAGCTTCTGGTGTTGCTCCTTCTGGTTTTTCTTCTAGTAAATTTAAGGTTTCCAAACCACCTTGAAGTTTGATCTTATATTCTTTTGCTTTAGTTAAATTTGCTTCTAATTCTGTAATTTGTTTTTCTGTGGTAGCAATCTGCTCTTCAAAATTTTTCTTAAGCTGTGCAGGATCCATAGTAATCAAGTTGAAATAATGTATTAGTATTTATACCCCTTGTAAATACCCACAATCTTGAAGCTCGTTAAATGCTTCTCCTTGATATACAACATAGTGTAAGAACAATTGATGTTGAAAATCCTTAAGTCCACCTGGCATTGGTTCTCTCCAATGTCTTACTTTGTTTCCTAGGTAGATGACAGCATCCCCATTTTGCAGTTCAATCTCAGAGACACCACCGCTTTTCCTTTCTATAAACAACTTCCATGGTTTAGAAAGAGTAGTTCTTAATTGTAATGTAACACTAATCTCACATGGTTCCCAATCTATATGTGATTTTAATTCAGTGCCAGCATAATAAATCCTATCAAAATAAAAAGTTGGATGTAGTTGATGTGGAGGAAGGATCAACTTTTGAATTTGATTCCTCATCTGCATGTGAAATTCTTTTAGTGGAGGAAAACAAGTTCTAGAGTAAGATCCTTTTACCTGTGCCTCCTCTTTATAATCTCCCTCTAAAGTTCCATCATAAAGATATTCAATATGTCTCTCTGTATAAAGGTCTTCTGGAAGAATACTTAAATACTCTGGTTCAGAAATAAAATTACGAACGACACAATATCCATTATGCCAAAAAAATTCATTTAGTTTCATAGTTCTACTGCTAGTAATAATGGATCACAATTCTTTCCGTTGTTGTTCCAGAAAAAATCCATACCTTTTTCTGTAACCAAATCAAAAGCTAGGGAATATCTTTCCTCTTCTTTCAATTCATCTACAGCATGTGGAAGACATGATGGAAATAATGTCATTCTACCTTTTGCATTTTCAGTTGTAAACCATCCTAAGTATGGAATGTCATAGTCTGTAGTGGTATTATTTTCTGTAAGACAGATATTACCACTGATGTATGAATTTTCATGCATGGCATGTGAATGTCTTTTTAAAACCATTCCTCGTTTTTGTGGGTATACCCAACCTCTTATCCAAACTTCTTCTTTTTTACACCCGATCTTATGACAGAAATCTGTGTAAGAAGACTTGATAATGTTTTTGAGATCATTGATGCACTTATTTTCCCATTGGAAAACATTGTAGTGTTCCCATTGATCGTTTTTGTATAAGTCTTCATTGTCTTTAACCACCTTTAATACATCATCAATTAATTCCAAACTAATAGAATCAAACCACATATTAACTAAAAACTCTGGAGCAAAGTGATTGTTTGGTGGATTAGATCTCCATGATTTCCACTCAGGCATTTATTCTACCTCCATAATTTATATTCATAGCTAGAATATCTTTTCTGAGATCTTCTGAGTAAGGACATTCCTCTTGACATATTCTACAGATAGTATCAAGATTTTTAAATGCCTCAGGAACGTCTACAAAGTTTGCACACTTCTCCCAATCAACTAAATCAAAATCCATCTTACAACCCATAGGACATTTACTTTCACATGGAGCGTCACACCCCTCACAATTTTCATATCGTGGTTGTCCTTCCACAACTACAGCGTCTTCAAACTCTGCGTTAGTAAAGATAAGATCAATTTTATAATTCATTCCAAATTTTTTATGGAATGCTAGTGATGGTTTAGCTAAAGTTGCAGCTCCAGATCTAATAGCAAACTGTTTACGGTTGAGATTATAACCATCATAACCAAAATTATATTCATATCTTGTATTCAAATATGTAATAACTTGAGGTAAAAAATTATTCTTGTAATAATAATCATATGCAACATCACTGAAGACGTTCCATACAATTACAGACTTACACTCATCAGAAAGATAGAAGTCCTTATCTAAGGAATTTGGTTTTCCTTTATTATAATTGTCTTGTGCTCTTTGACGTATTAAATTATCAGGTGGTGTGGTAACAGTCACATCAAACATAATAGAAGTATCTCTTGTCACCCAGTCAATAGCTTCAACAATTTGTTTGGTGTTCATAGTTGTACCCAGTGATCTTTTTTGTTATCAAAAATATCTTCATTATATACAGTCTGTGTAATAATATCAAATGCTATTGTAACACGAACGTCATCACCTTCGTAGGTATCAGTATAATGTTCTAACCAGTTTGGAAACAAATATACTTTTCCTTTTACATTTTTAGTGTCAAATGTTTTTTTAGTATATGGATTTATATAGTAAGTATGAGTGTCATAATCATCTAGACAAATGTGTCCACCAAGATATGTGTATTTGCTATTCCAATGTTGATGAGGTTTAATTCTTTCTCCTTTTCTTAGAACGTTTGCCCAACACTGAACATATATCTTATCCTCCCACATGTTAGCATCTAGTGTGGTAACAAGATTATCATGAGAGTTCCTAATAATATCTTTGATATGATCTGCTTCTTCCCATTTTAATAAATTATAGCTACTTGATCTAGATGTCATACTATCTTTACCTAAACCAGTATTCCAGTCACTTTCGTAATGATGAGAATTTATTACTTCTTTTTCTTTTGAAAGAATAGTATCTCTAATATCTCTTACCTTTACCTCTCCTTCATACATATACCATTTGTATACTGGAGCAAAAATAGTTTTCGGTTCGTCGTTTTCAAATAAAATTACTTGACTCATAATTACATATACAAAAATTGACTCATAGAATATCTTCCAAGTCCAGAAAGATTTTCCATGACGACAGATGTCACTTCATGATATAAAATTGAAGGAAATATTACCGTAGTATTATTTAGACATGGGAACTTAACTGCTTTTTCAATAATTAAATCTCCACCAGTAAACATCTTTGGTTCTTTGTAAAACCAAGTGATAGCAGTAATTACACAATCATCTGTATGAGGTCTGTAATGATCTCCATTTTCAAAATAATGAATCTTAGTTTCATCTCTATTTGATCTCCACAGATAACGGAAGAATGGATGTTTGTACATTAAATCATCCATCAAATTTTTATTAAATAATTTTCTATTGATAGTCAGTATATCAGATTGATTAACATCATCATACACAACATTTAGATGAAGACCTTTTCCTACCTTAAGTGCTACACCATCTTCATATGCTGTGCCTGGTCCTCCATCTTCTTCTGCACCTTTATATCTGTCAATGCTATACAGATACTCTAGCTCATTCATTATTTTTTCTAACTCATCTGGCGAGTAAAAATTTTGAATATGGACTATTGGTAAATCAGCTACTTTAGTAAAAGTCAAATCTGACATCATCAATCTCCTTTATGTTTTTCCATCTGTATACGATGGCATCTGAAAAATACATCACCTTTGGAATCAACTCAAAACCTACTTCTTTGTTTTCTACATCCAAAGCATATAGATGTAAGTCTCCAGTGTCTAAACAAATTACAGATGTAAATTTTCCATTAGATGATATCTTATTATCAGATATTTTTTCTATAGAGTCAACCTCTCCTACAATACCAAACTCCTCACATAATACTTGTTTGATTCCATACTCTATGCTTCTGGTATCAGGTATATTTTTTATATCAATATACTCAGGAAACTTATAACTGTTCCTAATGTTTAATAGTTGACTTGCCATTAGAAATAATTAAAGTTTATATTAGCTCTGTACTGTTGATCTGTACATGTTGTGCTGTGATGCATTTTAGTAGCATCAAATCTTAGCAAACGATTCTCAATAGATTCTACTTTATCATCACCAATAATTGTATATCCATCATTAGTATTCAAATAAAGAATTGCTGCCTTGTGTTCAAAATCATAATCGTAGTGATCATGATAATGATATAGAGTTTCAGTTCTAGGATATAAATTTACCTTTACACGCAATAAAGCTTTTGCTCCAAACATGAATAGAATAGGAACAATACATTGATCAAAGTGATTACTGTTTGCTCTATGATCATGATGCATAAGGTGAGTAAAATATGGATGTTTTTCTACTCCATGACCAGAGACATCAGTATTTAAAAACCATGGTGTGTTCTGAGATAACATGACAGTCTCTTGAACAAGCTTGAATAAATCTGGTGCTAAGTAATTGTCAATAATTTCCATTTTAAATCTCCAAAAAATCTTCGTTTAACGGCATTGTAGTATCCAATCCATACCACATAGAGAGAGTGTATCTATCTCTTTTGATTACATTTGATACACCATGACGAAATTCCATTCCGTCAAAGTAAACTGTTCTTCCAGAAAGAGGTTGAACATCTACACCTTCAATAACAGTATGACCACCAATGTAGTTGTCATTCAAATATGTGATAGAAGCTCCTGTTGTAGTTTTTCTTGTTCTATCTTTATGAAATACTTTACAAGCACCACACGGATACTTTACTATTTCAACATTCTGTAGAACAGAAAACTCTTTGTCAGTTACCTTACTCTTTACATCTTTAGCAAGGTTAAGAATTTCATAGTATGTTTCTGGTAGATTGTATTTACCAATCCCTCCTTTGTCCATACTAAGAACTCTAGTCTCATCCCATGTGTATGTTTTTAGGATATTGTCTTTAAAAAAATCAATTATCCTATCTACAAAATCATCACTAAGATTAATGTGTGAAATATAAATCATCTGAATGGTGCTCCAATACTCCAGCTAACTAGAGAATATCTAGTTCCTTCTGTAACTTCACGAACTCTATGATATACAAATGCAGGAAACACTACTAATGTTCCTCTGCTTGTTAGTTCTTCAGCAACCTTGGTTTCTTTTCTATTGTAATGAAATTCAAGCTCACCTCCTTTAAACTCACTTGAATCATTTAATAGAAGTGTTGTAGAAAGTTTTCTATATTTTCCTCTCATATTTACATTAGTATCATCCTCTGGATAAACATAATGATGTTGATCTGGATGCCAATCATAAAATTGACCAACATCATATTTTGTAAACTGCAACATCTCTGTCCAGTCCCAATCATAATTCCATCCTGCACTTTTATTAGCAGAATCAATATATTTTTTTAGAATATTATAGATCCAAGGTTCGTCTATCCATGATACATGAGAGTTCCTTGTTTTAAATAAGTCTTCTTTATCTTCTTCCTCTACTGTTCTTTTATTATTTCTATTAATATCACCTAGCTCAAAATTCTCATGCATACCCATTTTAATAATACGATCACATTGTTCTGGAGTAAATGCATTTTTAAACCACCAATAGTTATTATAAAGATTCATTATCCACCATTATATTGAGTATAATCAAAGTTAGGTATCTTATAAGTATACCACCCCGTTGTAATATATTTAGTTTGTGTTTTGGAAGGCACACCACGATGAATATGTGTCCAGTCTACTGGCCATATAACTGTCAATCCTTTCCTTGGTTGTATTTTTATCTGTTGATGAAACCACTCTGTCTCTCCACCATCAGTTACTGTGTTTAGATATGTCATGAATACAAGATGCCTAGTTCCAACTAGATCAGACATAGTAGATTTTTCTGTATGCCATCCAAAGAAAGCTTCACTAGGATTGTATTTTTGAATATTGAAATTAGTATTCAACCCCCAAACATCTTGATTAGTAGTAGACCATGGATATTTGGTAGTGTATTTTTCACATACGTCACCTAATTTTTTAAGATAATCTTGTATTCTGTTGTCAGGATTTCTAGGAATAACTGTAACATCAGTAGATACCTTAAAATTTTTATCAACACCTTGACCAATAGCTCCTTCTTTTTTCTTATCAGATTCCTCAAAGAAAGAAATTAAACCATCACATACATCCTCACTTATATACCATCCAGCAATAAAATTTGGTGATTGTTGTGGAACAATAAATTCATTCATAATGACATATTGAAAGAGATAGCAATCTTTTCTTCGCAATCTTGTTTCTCTGTACCATGCATTATATCACTTGTAAACAATAAAAGCGAGCCAGGTAAACATGAATATTCACAATGTTGATGATTTCTTTCATTCCACTCATCTGGATCAGGAAGCATTGTAGGAGCATTAAAAAATTTTATCTTTTCATGAATACCACACTTCACATAGTAAACTCCTGCTATCACAGATCCACCATGATTATGTGGAAAAAGATAGTCGCCAGGATAACTAATGTTTGCCCAACAGTTTTGAATATGTAATGATTTTCTTTTCTTATAACCTAGAGCATCTAGATATAAATTTGCATGTTTATAAAATTCTTCTACCAGACCATCTAGTTCTGCTACGTCAAAAATATTTTTCTCTAGTCTATGTGTAGAATCTACATTCTTTAATCTTTCGCGACAAGTTCCAATACTAGAAAAGGCACCTTTGATTTGTTCCTCATAGATGCCTAGTTTATTATTTAAAATGTTTGGTTGAAAATAAATCGCTTTTGGAAACCATAATGAAATCATATTGTTGTCTAATAATTTGGTACAATCCACATATGTTGTTGAGGATCAAATTGATAATGTACACTCCTTTCTTCAAAAGCTAAAATTTGTTTGTATGTTTTATCATTTTCGTCCCATACCCAACCTTTAGGATTTCTCAATGAGTTTACAGTATAATCTGAGTTATCTGCATATGGAAGTTTATGTCCTTTGTTATCAGTAAATTGATTAGCTTGAAACGGGCACTCCCAATGACATGCTTTTTCATCTAGAATAACATGTGTTGCATTATGTCTTGGTGGAATAAAAGCATCTCTTGCGTAGTCATATTTACCACCAACAGCAGCATAATTTTTTCTTAAGCAAGGTTTAGCATCAAATATAGGTGCTACTTCATCACCATAACTAGCTGGTTGTGGTTGAAATCTATGACGACCTTTAACTGCATTGTATGATGTTTGTTTCCAATCCCACTGAGGTGCTCCACCAAATAGTTCAGTAAGGAAATCAACTCCTTTCTGTTCTACTTCGCTACCATCTTCACCTTTAAGAACTGCATCGTCAACGACAACGACATCAACAACAGTTCCTACTCTGTCTATTTTTGCGAAATGTGCCATTGTTTTATTGATATTTATATTTGACAATTACGATACCGCCACCACCATTGCCACCTTTAGGTTCTGGATAGTTACGAGGATCTTGGTCAGCAGCACCACCGCCACCTCCTCCAAGACCACCTGTACCAGGATTTCCATTAGCAGTAGGAGATAGAGCACCTACTCCACCACCACCAGATCCACCATTAGGGTTATGAGGACCGCCAGGATAGTTTGCACCACCTCCACCTCCTCCATATGTAACAGGAGCTCCAGAGATTGCTGTAGTAAATCCGTTACCACCTCTTGCAGGTCCTGAGTTAGGTCTGTTATAACCATTCTGTCCTGCTTCACTGGCACCTCCTCCACCACCAGAAGTACCATTCTGTTGGTTAGCACCATATCCGCCAGGATATCCTTGACCAGATGTACCTGATCCACCAGGTCCTTCACCTGCTCCGTCAGTACCATTACCGCCACCAGAACCACCTGATTGACCAGGTTTATCCTGTTGACCACCTCCACCGCCACCAATAGCGGTTTGTGTTCCTAAGGAACTATTTGAGCCAGGAGATCCAGCAGAGTTACCAGTTCCTCCAGTTCCTCCACCACCAACATTTACTGAATAAGATCCAGCAGATACAGCGTAATTGAAACCATCAGTTTTTAAAACACCACCAGCTCCACCGCCTCCGCCAGAACCAAAGTTGTTAAAGTCTCCCGAAGCGAATCCACCGCCACCGCCACCACCTGCAACGACAAGGTAGTCAACTGTGTTACCAAAGGGTTGAGTAGAATCTCCAACCTCAGTTACAACAAAAGCTCCTGCACTATTGAAAGTATGAACACGAAAATCACCATCGTTTTGGATTGCTCCTCCAGATGCTACAATAAAACCACCACCTGCACCGACAGCAGCTTTCCATTCTGTACCATCATACACCTCAATACCACCCTCTTCAGAGTTGTAAATCATCATACCAGTTGATGCTGATAGTGCGTTTCTCTGAGAGTTAGTATATGATGGTAAATTTAGTGTCCCTGTAATGTTTAGGGTTCCAGCATTTAATGTAGACATAGTTTTTTATTGCCTTTGTGTTTCTTGCCAAATGAGTTCGCCATCACTATTAGGAGCATAAACATAAATTTTCTTTGCTTCTGGTTCCCAGCATATCGCTCCTTCTTCTGCTCTTGGCATATTACCAAGACCATGAATAGGTAGGTCTACTGAAACGCTTGGATTAGCTGTGTTAACTGTTAACTTAGCAGGAATGAATGGCATAGTAAAAGTCTCCTATAGTCTTATTTATAGAATATTCCAAACACCACCAGAACTGATAGTGACGGTATATCCACTTGAAATTGTGATAGGACCATATGATGCAGCGTTGTCTGCACCACCTATTGTAAGATTCTCAGAAATGCTATTTCTGTTTCTCTTAACAACACCATAGCTATCTAGGTATTGTGCGTCTGCATTGACACGGGTGATACCTCTAATGTTTGCTTCACCATTAACATCTAATGTATAAGAAGGATCTGATTGATTAATACCAACCTTAGATAATCTGTATATATCAGTTGCGTTAGAAGCTTCTGTCCATCTGGAAGTTACAAACTCAGCATTGTTTTGGAAGAGTTGACCATTGAAGTTAACATCACCCTCAACATTAAGTTTGTAATTTCTAACAGTGTTGGTTTCTGGATCAGTTCCAGAATGTGCTGTTGTGTTAATTGCAACAGCATTGACGTCTCCCTTAATTTGGAATGCAGGAGTTGAATTCCAGTTATCATTACCATTAGAACCAGATGACTGAATTGCAAACAG